GTACCACTTCTCTGTGTCTTCTATCATTTCTTTATTTTTTTCTTTTGTTTGAAAGAATCCTTCTGAAATGGAAAAACCTAAATTGAGGATTCCGAGATTTAACTCTATTATTGGTTCACCATTGACAATTTCTTTATATGATACTCCGTTTACATACCATTCATTATGTATACTGTGATCTTCTGCATTATTAAAGATTTCAGATAATAGTTTATCTATTATGTTCTCTCCAGTTACATTTAAGACAGCATTTGATTCTCTTAATGATGAGTTTATGAATCCTCTAACTTCTTTGCATATAGCTCCTTTATTATTTTCTTTATAGGATGTTCTTTTTGCCCATCCTTTTTTTAAGCCTAAATACAAGAAACCTTCTCCTTTATTGGCTTCTTTTACTTCTTTTATAAGTTTGAAGACATAAAGGCATTTATTTGTTTTAGTGTATTTTGATTCTTTATATCTAATGACTTTTTTTACACAGTTGTAGAATTTTAGATTGTATGAGTATTTAATAAAGTTAAGCTCTTTGATAATAATATCAAGGAACATTGCATTGGGGATGTCAATATATTCACAATCAGAGAAATCAATTAGAATAGAATCATCACTTAACAAATAGGAAGATAACATGATTTTAAAAAAAGTAATGCTGTCATCACTGTTGTCTTCAAATGAAAAATGTCTTGGAACAATAATTGATTTATTGATATACTCTTTTGAAATAAATCCCTTTTTTTTGAGGAATATAATCAAGCTTGTAAATACAAATATATTCATTCTTGGAAAGACACCTTTCGCAGCAGATTCTCGTTTATTTCGTTTTTGAGCTTTTCTACGTTCTAGATATATTTTCTTTTCAATTAATCGTTCTTTGGTCATGCTTATCCTACATTTCGTTCATTTTTCAACATAGCCAGTTCACCCTTTAATTTTTGGTTTTCTTCCAAAAGCCGTTGGGTAAGCACTGTCTTCTCATTGATTTCATCCTGCAAATTGGCTATGGTATATACAATACTTTTCAATTTGTCCATTCCTGGTTCTGTTTCTTCTTTTTGAAGAAGCATGGAGCCTTTTCCTCTTAACAGCCATTCTGCGGATATTTCTTCATTTGAGAATAATATAGCATTGACTGTAGTCAAACTAAGTTCTCTCATTCCATTTAATTGGTTGGAGAATGTGTTGTCTTTTAATCCACATTTCATTGCAAATGCTCTTGTACTAAGTCCGTAGTATGCAATAATGTCTTTAATTCTTGTAATCATATGCAGTTTGTAAAAGTTAAATTCTCTCAAATGAGAGAATAATTTAAGTTTTAAATTTGCACATTCTCTCAAACGAGAATATATTTGCATCATCAATCAATCAATACTCCAAAAGTATAAAAAATGATTGATAAAACAAATGTGAAACTCAATAAATGTGACAGACATGAAAAGATTTGATTTATCCGAAATAATGAGAAATGCTCATAGAACCTATAAATATTCAGGCAAGAAGCAGGGAAAAACTTTTGGAGAGGTTCTGAAAGCTACTTGGAGACTTGCTAAACTTCAAGAAAATTTCTCACAGGAAGCCATGAAAGCAAGAACGGATAAATTCTTATCAGAAAGAAACGAGGTAATGAGTAAAGCGGCTAAAGCTACAAGGCATGAGGGGTACAATAATCTTAATATACCCGCTTCCGCTTACTACAACCCAAATAGTACTCATTACGGTGCACATTACGTCGGAGATTAATCAAATTATACAACAATGGATAAAAGAACCGAACTAGAAATACAGCGAGACAAATATGAAGCTGTGATTGAAGAACGAGACGCGTTGATCAACTCTTTGAGAGGTGAAAATGAAAAACTCAAACGAGATTTAGAATCAGAACGTGGATTTTATAGAGAGAAAGTTTCCCAATGTGATGATTTGAAGAAATTTATTGAATCGCAAAGAAACTTAATGGATATAGTTTTGAAGAACAACCAAAGTATTCTCTAACCCTCACTAAAGTCAAACCAAACCGCCGGTTATCCGGTACCCAGTCCGGTCTTTGAGCCTGCCCTTGAAGGGAGACTGGGAACAACAGAGAAGAGTTCTTTGACATATTGGTAAAATGGTGTTTTGGAAGCCGACACGTGCCGAAAGGGATTACTGACGTAGGCGGGCTTCTCAACGATATAATGCTGTGGTTAATGGTCAAGCCGTATCGTTGTAAAACTAAATCAGTTAGACGTTTGTCGGCAAATCGAGGTATTTGCTTTATGTATATAAAGGTGATGTAGCTCAGGCAGGTTAGAGCGCTGTGTGTGGTGGATGGTTGAGAGTTCGAGTCTCTCAAGAAATACTCTTAGCTTAACGGAAGAGCACCACAAGCAGAGGTCGGCGGTTCGAATCCGCCCATCGCTTCAATGTTTAATTAAAGAATATAGAGTTATGACAAGGTTTTTCCAGTTTGTAATAGTTGGGATAATATTAGGAGCGGTGCTTATGTTACTCGCTTCTATTGTTTCTTCGTGTTACTTTTTTATTACAACATTTACGTTGAGTGATTTTGAAGAAAGAACAGCTTCATTTGTTCTCGGTGCGGTAAGTGCTCTATTTACATACGGAATGTTCCGGATATTAATGAATGCCTTACAAGTATTTTCAGATAAGTTGGATGCAATAAAGAAGAGATATGAAAGCAATAATTGAAATGTAGGATACACTGTTTTCTATGGTCCTCAATTTTAATAACACATCCTAGATTGATAAGGATGCGTTTACCGTTTTCGGTAATCTCAATAAATTTGTTCATTTTCTTATTTTTTAAGTTGGTTCTACAAAAATAAGAAAATCCCCCGTTCCTTTTTTATTAGCGAATAATCTTGGAACGGGGGAAATTTATTAATCAATTAATATTAAGCGTATTATTATGAAGAATTACATAACTCTAATTGTGATGTTCATCATCGGTCTATTTGTTGGAAATAGAATATTTAATCATGTAAATGCGTGGATAGGTGTGGGTGTAATCTTGTTCACGATATTTTTTGTCACATATAAATTAATAAAAGCACTGAAAAATGAGAAGAAAGATTGATTGTCTGTTTTTGGCATTGATTGCCATTATTTTATTTGCATCG